TTAACGTACTTCACTGTGTCCGCAAAGTTCCCGCTGGTTGCTGTGTATGCCTGCGACTATTCGTCTGCAGTTGTCTCTATCAACGCATAACGGTTTAACTCCTTACTCGATCGCCCAGATTTGCCCTCTGGGCGGTCTTTCGTGTCAGCGTGAGTTATTGTTTAGCAAGTCGTTTAGAGCGTTCTCTGCATCGGATTTGGGTTCGCTGGTGGCTGCTGTGGCTTTCGCCTTGGTTTGTTTTGCTGCCGCGCTGTTATGTACCTCAGTGTTGATCTTATCGATGACTTTCTTTGTATCGTCTTTCGAGACCTCACCGTCCTGCGTTACTTCGAGTACCGTGTCTACGATTGCCTTTGTAGACGATTTCGTAAGTACCCCGTCACCGAGGGCATACGCTACGACCGGGAGTGCGCCGGTGAGCAGTATCTCCACTCCGTTGACGGTGAAGTATGCAGGGGCGATTTTGTTTGCCAGAAACCATAAGCCTACGGCGAGTCCAAACGCTAACAAGATGATGCTCTTGTTTGCGAGCTTCCTCAGCTTTTCGTTCTGGATCTTCTTAGTCAAGGCCTTGATCGGCTTCTTGAGCAGGGCGAGAATTACGAATACAAGTGTTGTCATAATTAGGATTATAACGACCGTAAAAAGCGAGTAGCCTTGGTTGATTAACATATCAAACACGGACTTCAATGCTTCTACCATTGTCTATTAACCTCCTATTTCAGTTTCGACCTTTTTGATCTCTCTTTCGATTTCATCGAGTTCGACCTTCACTTCAGCTTTGGCTTCGAGTTCCGCTTCCGCTACGGCCTGTGCTTCCAGTTCCTGCTTCTTTGCGGCTACAGCTTCTCTCTGTGCAGTGATTTTCGCATCGAGTTTAGACTGTTCGTCTTTGATGAAGTTCTGGAGTGCTTGGTCGAGGTTTGCGGACTTTTCTGCCACACCGATTGCCTTATCGGCATAGATCTGGTTCTGTCTCACACCGGCTTTGGCTTCGATTTTCTTCTTGGCTTCTTTCAAGCCGGCGAGGTAGTCCTGTTTGTACTGTAAAATGAGTTCGTTCATCATGATTCTATTCCTCCGAGTTTATAATTGCATTGATGTCGATACCATCGACACAGGGGTTGCTTTCGGGTTCGGTTTTTTCTTCGATGCTGTCGTTCACTTCCGGAGCAGGCTCAAGTTCTGCAATGAGCGAGTCGATTTCGTTCACTTCAGCAATCAAAGGACTAACGTCACCGTAGGCCTCAATCTTGCGATTGATTTCGTCTCTTTGCTCTAACAGGTCGTTATAACCTGCGAGCTTCTCTTCACGTTCGGCTTTCTGTCTTTCAAGATAAGCCTTAATGTTCGAGTTTGACATTGTGGTTCCTCCTTTTTAAATAATGTTATACTTTTTTAATGTCGTAATCACTATGTAGGTGACCAGCGCCACGGCGCCTATTACCAAAAGTGAAACGACCAGCACGCGCGCTGACTTCGCTATGCTTGATAGTTTTTTGAAGATGCTATCCACGCAGTCGGCCAGAATGTTGATGATTGACGTGGGTGTGCCGACAAGGATTAGCACCACGATTTGAAAGAAGGAGAGAATGCTGAACAGCACCCTTTGCATTCCCTTCGGCAGGGGTTTCTTCACCCCTGCGTAGGTTGCGACCCCTTCGTACACTCCGTAGTTTGCCTCCTGCAGAGTTTTCTCGGCGGTCTTGGCCTTTGCTTGCTCTTCCTTGAGGTTTGCATCGGCACCGGTTCTCAGTTCTTCTTTCTTCGCTTCTGTGATGTCTTTGACGAGGTCTTCGTCTTCGATGGCTTTTTGCGTTGCCATCACACCTACGAGGTCTTTCGCCTGTTCGGTGTAGGTTTTGTCTTTATCGAGTTCAACTTTGAGCTTAGGGACTTCGGTATCGATGATGGATGGCTGCTCCTCGTTCTTCTTTACGACTGCACGAATTTCTTTGATATCATCCATTGCTCTTCACCTATGATCTCTTTGGCTTGCTCCGTGGTGATGTAGCCTTTCTTTGCGGCTGTCTGCACGTCCTCTTTTGACCAGAGTTCTGCTTGGTAGTATTCCTTCACCAGTTCATAATCAATGATTAGGGCCATCTTCCACCTCCATCTTAAGCCTTGCGACTTCTGCCTCCAGCGCCTTCACGGTCGCTGTGAGTTCTTCTACTTGTTTCCTGAGTTCGATGATTTCATCCATTTTTCCAGTTCCTCCATTTGAGTTTTATAGAATTTATCCATTTTCGCAAGGCTCGACCGGGTTCCCTTTTTCAGGTGGTCTCGGCCGCCCTTGTAAAATGCTTTGACTTGCTCGATGGTCAGCGCTCCGGCTTTTACCCGGTCTATCTGTCCTTTGAGCTTCCGTCTGCGTTTTGATATCTTAGCCGGCAGCACCTTCATGGTGACTCTGCCTGTGTCGTGCAACAGGTAGCTAAAACCTAAGAAATGCACCGGCTGAGTTATCTTTGCGATTTGCGTTTTCTTTGTGTTCAGTCTCAGTCCTATTCCTTCCAGCTCTTTGGCGGCCGCCTGCTTGATTGCCGCCAGCCTTTCCTTCGAGTGATGGATGATCAGCATGTCATCCATGTATCGGTCGTACAGAATGGTGGTGTCTTCGAGCAGTTTGTGGTCTAAGCCGTTCAGCATTGCAAGTGCTATCAGCTGGTTCAGTTGGCTACCGAGGCCGATTCCCACGGTGGCGCTGTGCGAGTCGATTTCGTCCACGACCATTTGGTATGCCCAGTCATCTCTGATTAGGCTCCGCATGACGGCTTTCGCTATGTCGTGTGATATACTCCCGAAGAATGACTTGACGTCAATCTTGAGAACGTATCCGTCCGTGCCGTGTTTGTCGTAGAACTCTCGCAGGTTTGCCTTCAGCAGGTTTCGTGCGTAGTCGGTTCCTTTGTTTTTCTGGCATGCTGCGTTCTGGGGTACGAAGTGGCTACACACTTCATCGTATAGGTAATTGTCCACGAGGCTTCTCTGCGGCACCCGGTCTCGAAACCGTGTACTTATGATATCTCGTTTCTTTGGTTCGTAAATTATGAACTTGTACCCTTCGATGGGTTTGTATGTTCCTCTGTCCATGTCCTGCTTTAATAGGTAAAGTCTATAAAGGCCGTGCTGTGTGTAGTCGATTACGCTGCGCTTCCACGACACACCCCTTTTGCACTTCTTCATTGCCTTGAATAAGTTGCTCAAATCCGAGACTGTTTCTTGTACGCTCATCGTTATTTTTGCCTTTGCTGCCACGTCTTAGGTGGCGCTTCATTTCACCGTTTCGGTTAGGGCAGTAGCTCCTTGCATAAAAGTGGCACTGAGTTCGGTTCGTTTTTCAACGTCCTACTATAATCGGGCCGTAAATTATTATTTATCAATCGGGGACGAACCCATTACTGTTGTTCGCTTCATTGTTGTTGAGAGAACCTGAAGTATTGACATTCCAGACATTGTTCGCATTGTTGGAATTAGCGGAGGGTCGGTTTTCAGCTACTGACCTATGTTTTATTTACGCATCTCTTCGTATCTGCGTTTATCGGAGAGGTTCCAGTTCTTTGCTTTGTTCACCGTCTTCACGATTAGTCCGGTCCAGTATTCTATGGAGTTCGTGGATATGCTAAAACGGTGCCATGCGAAGGTGATTTTCGGCAGCATTGTTTTCAGACTTGCGATTGCTCTTTCCTGATGGCTGATGCGTTCCCGGAACATCTCCGGTGTGGTGCTTCGGTCGAGCCTTACTTCGTTTGCCCAGTATAAGTCTTCGTAGGCGCTTGCGGCTAACTCGATTATATGGCTTGTAAAGCACGACCAGTATTTCTTCGGGAAGACCGAAGCCTTCGCTTTTGTCTTCTGTCCGTCCTTTGTCTCCGTCACGTTCTTTTCCCGGTGACAGATGTCGAAGGTGTACTCGAGCAGATCCTCGGCATAGTTTAGCACTTTGAGGTCTTCATCGGTTTGCTTGCTTGATACTACTGCCATTTGGCTTCTTCTCCTTGTCGTTATTTTCTTTCGGTCTTGCTATGCGTAATCAGTTATCGCATGCACCCTTGCGGGTGCGATTATGCCGTTTTTTTGATTATGCAAGCGGGGACGAACCCATTACTGGTGATCGCTACAATGGTGTTGAGAGAACCTGAAGGATAGACATACCAGACATTGTACGCATAGCTGGAAGAAGCGGAGCGAAGGAAATAATACGAGTAACTCGAACCGTTGAGTTTCTTCCTATCGTCTGCCGTGCTGTGCATCTTGAAGTAGTCGAGTTTCGCACCTTCGGTCTGTCCACTTACTGCTTCTGTCCCGTCCACTTCTACTCTCGCAAGCGGGAAGAATTTTGTTTCCACTTCTTCGTAGCTGCTGGTGTAGCTTGCGCTGTAGCAAGGCGGGAGTGAACACTTGAACCTTACCGTCTGTACCGCATCGAGGAAGTCCTGACCGTAGCCGTGGAGGTAGCCTGCCATATTGCAGGTCGATACCACCGGGGGAAGGTCGAAGTCATCCCTGTAGAAGAACCAGTTACCGAGTCCGTCTCCGGTTGCTTTCGGTGCCGTGCTGTTTCCCCAGATGAGGAATGTCGAATGACTGAAGCGGTTATCACCGTATGCGTTGTGTTCGGTTCTTCCTCTCTTGCCACCGAAAGTGGTATTGACTGTGTCTGCTTCGGCGTAGTAGTCGGCTCTTTGAGATGTGAACGTGCCGAGGTCGTAGTCGTAGCTCTGGCTGGTGTACTCTTCGATTGCTACGGTTGTTTCGATGGTGTTGGATCTGATGTGCGTTCCTCTGCCTTCGAAGGTGTTGACGTGCGTTGCGTTGTTGTACTTCGCACCGTAGGTGTAAACCTTTGCCGATGTTACGTCTGTCTTTGCGTAGGAGTTCTTCCATCCGCCGATGCCCGGAATTCTAAAGCCACCGAAGGCCGGGATAGGCTGTGTCAAGGTGAACACGTAGCTGCCGTCATAAGCGGCGCCGTTTGCGTATGCTGCCTTGTACAGGGTGAATTTGTACGTTCCTGCAGGCATACCGTTTGCCGTGTAATATAAGAGTTTAGCCGGGCAGAACGGAACGCTTCCGTAAGACTGGATTTTGTGTGCGTACAAAAGTGCGCAGTCACCCTTGCCGGTGGTGTCGTGTGGCAAGGTGTAGCCTGTGGGATTGTACTGCATCAAGTCCCATGCGATTCTGCTTGCCGATTCTACGATGATAATCTTATCACCTTGCTTCGGTGTTCCGCTTGCCGTGATGCCGTAGTCTGCGAGGATTACGGTCTTTGCTTCGGAGTCTACCCAGTGCCATACGGCGCCGTCATACTCCGCTTCGAAGGTGCGCTCTTCAGCGTGTCCCATTGCAGCGAGGAATGTGTCCTCGTTGATGCTTACCGATAGAGTGCTGCCCTCTACCTTGTCGGTTCCTACGGTGATGGAGGTCGCTTTGGGAACTTTGAACTGCTTTCCTACGCTGCAGATCTGTCCTACTCCCGCACCGAGAAGTCTTGCGAACTCTACGACATCGTCAACGTCAAGGCTTCCACCGCCACCGGCTACCGCTTTTGCAATGGACGCAAGCATTCGGTTCGTCGTGTCGGTCTGTTCCTTGAACGTCTGGTCATCGAGTATTCTTCTTTTTACTGTTGCCATTTTCTTTCTCCTTGTATTTTTTTATTCTTCCTCTGCGTAGCAGGGGTAGCCTTCGTCATCGTAGCAGAGTGTCATGCTCATCTGTGAGTAGATATCGTTGATTGTCTCTGCAGCGGCTTCGGCTGCCGGCTATTCGCTCGGACTCGTTGCTCTGCCGTGTTGCTTCGTTTGCGATGCGAATGTTCTCGCTGTTATTACGCTGGAATTCCGCCGCCTCTCTTGCTGCTTCTGCGCTCTCAATGTTGGCCACCTTGGTGAGGGCATCCATAAGCACGTCTTCGGAGCATCTCGCTACTTCGTGGTAGTTCACCCCTGTGGACGTTACCGGAATGATAACCGGACACCAGACCGTTTTCACGTTGCCGTCAAGTGCGTAGAATGTGAGAATGGTGTTGCCTGCGAATGTCATTGTATCGGGGAGCCTGAATGTCTTGTTGGTCGTTATTCCGGTAAATGTTTGCGTTGCGTATTCGCCTTTGGCATTCCGCATATGAACGTAGCAGTTCTTATTCGCATACGCATCCGGGTAGTTGACCTGAATTTCAGTTGATGCGTTCTCTCCGGCTACGACCACATAACTGCCTGATGCCGCTACTTGCACATCAAGGTTATCTATGGTTTGCCGTGTTCTTTTGCTTGTTAAAAGCGTTATAACGATGTTTGCCATGTTTCCTCCTTCTTTTAATTGTAGCCACCCGCTGTGGTATCCCACCCGAAGATGATTGTTTTTACTGAGTCAAAGTTACTTGACGTTGAAGCCCTTATCGAGCCGTCTGTTCCAAAGGTGATAGTAGCATAGCTATACGTGTACACACGGCTGCTGGTATTGTACCCTCGGACATATGCTGCCGTTTGTTTGCTGGTGTATGGCCTAAAACCCGAAGGTATCGTACCCAGATTGGTTGAGCTTAGGGTGCAGGTTATATAGCCTATGACGTAGTTGCCGAGCTTGGTTAGGGAACTACTCGAAATGCCCGAATTAACCGAGATAGTTCCCGTCTTAAAACCCAGCGTATTCAGCCTACTGACCAGTGAGTTGAGTCGGGCATCGATGGTACCTGCGTTTCGGTTGCCAGTCGCATAGGTTCCGTATTCTGCCGTTCCAGCGCTGCTTGCGTAGTCAGCATTGTCTGCTTGGTCGGCATGGTCCGCATCCTCGGTGTGACTTGCGTGTTCAGCTCTCAAAGGATAGCCTATAGTCTTAACACCGAAGCTCTCCCAGTTTGCCGTGGCCGTAATTGTGCCGGCCGTGTTTACCGCCAAGCGGTACAGTATCATCTGATAGATGCCTGTGGGGTTCGTTATTAGATTGTTTTGATTTGAAGGTGTCCACGAGGAGCTGGTTCCGTTGTCTCGGAGTTTAATTGAGCCGATGGCTTTGTTAGGATTGTGCAGGTCCCACTCTAAGTAAATGAACACGTACTTCGTCCCTGATGCGGGAACCGTGCCGGCGAGCGTTACCTCGTCTTCGGACTGAATGTCATATCCATAGGCGGTTGCCATACCACGTCCCACCTTCACGGCGGTAATTCCGCCGGAAGCGTTCAGCTTCCACATAAAGTCGTTATTTGCGGTTCTGCTTGTTCCGGTTGCGCTTGAGGTAGTGTAGAAGGTGTTTTTCAGCACTCCCACGTCATATCCTCTCAGCTGGCGGAGTGCTTCCGCTTGAAACCGTGGATTTATCAAGTTGACGTTTTCTTCGGCGCTTCCAGCGCCGGCTACTGCTATTTGAGCCATGTCTTCCTCCTTATGATCTTATTTTCTTCATGTTCTTCATCTGGATGATGTCTGTATAGTTGACTCTTATCTTACCGAAGATATAAGTCACCTCACTCGATGCACTCGATTCTTTCCTTCCGGTGTAAATCGATTTGAACACTCTATCCGAGTATTCAGTCTCGATGGTTTGTCCTGCCGTCATTTCGTCTATTTCCGGAACGATTTTGACCGCATCACCGATTTGTAGGTTCTTCGGCACCATGCTGCTCTCTCGGCTGATTCCTATGTTAATGTAATGGTTGTAGTCGGAGAAGAGCAGAGCATCTTTTGCCACGTCTTCGGCGGTTACCCCTTCCTCATTAGTGCTATCCCACTCTGCAACGGTGAGCTTGAACGGCTGCATCCGCTTGCTGTGGGTTTTGTTATTCGTGACCGTGTTGTCTATCGTCAAGTACCAGATGGATGCGAGCGCCTTCGTGTTCTGGTCTATCACATAGCAGACCGTGGCTTTGACTTCCGTTTCTTCGGTTTGCTTGATAGTTACTCCGTGAACATTCGCCTTGATCAGGCGGTAGTTCTCGTTTGCGTTTCGGCTGATGTAAATCTCTATGTATGCTCGCTCCGTAGCTTCAAATACGAGCTTGAATTGCAGCACCACGTTATGCGTATCGAATAAGTCTATCAGCCAGTCCTTCATGTTGAAGGTGTTATCCTTGTATGTCCAGATTGCCGGCACGTTGTATTCGCCATTCGTGCTTCCGCCACCCGAGTTTCTGATGAATAAGGGCAGGCGCAAGTATCGGTCGGTTACCGTGGTGCAGTAATAGGATCCGATTATCTGCCCGGTTTGAATGATACCGTCATACTTATATGTTATGTCTTCGCTTTCCTCCGACATCTCTCGGCTCTCACGTGCAGGGTTCAGGAACTCGTTATTGAACAGCTCCATCATCGGCTTGTAGAGTATCTGTAGCTTTTCGTTATCCACGTTGGTGACGATTCCTAAGTCGTAGGCGCCGGAGTCATCTATCAGTGCGATTATTTGCCCGGCTACGGCTTTCGTCTCTCGGGCCAAGTGGATGGTAGAGTTGTTATTCACCATGTAATCGTTATCTATTGAATAACTGCTGACCGCCCCTCCGGCTGCGTACACGAGCGTGTCATAGTTGTAGAAGGATGCGGTCGTGCCATCTGCTTTCGTGTAGTCCCACGTATACGGTGCGGCTAACTGTTGAAGTTTGAACGTTCTATATTGCATTACAGCGCCCTCACTTGCTCCGTATAGCTGACTTCAATCGTTACCCCGCTTATCGTCTCAAGGTTGAACATGATCAGGTTGTTTCCGGGGAATAAATTGACAAAGTTGATATACTGTGGATTTGCTTCTTGGTAGTCCTGCACGTCTGTCTGGTCGCTGTTATAGGTGATGACTGACCTCTGGGTGTTCGGGTTGCTGTCTATCACGAGCGTTCTGCCGTTCTCAAGACCGATGCTCGCCAGCCATTTTGCGTACTGCCTGCGTTCTCCGTTCGTGGCCGTCCACTCTACATAGTTCAGCGCCGAGCCGGAGTTGTTTGTGATTTTAATTTCACACCCGATGCGCTCTCCGGTGTTCAGGATGTTGACGTAGAGCTTCTGGTCGTTCTGGTAGAAGTATGGATATACAAACGGATAGACATGCGCTTCTGCTTCACTGATGGTGGTCGAACTTACCAGCGCCGTGTCTCTTCGCCACATAACCGAGAGCGGTGTCATCGTCATTTTGCAGATGAACAGTCCGGTCGTCTGGTCTTCCTCTCCGCTGTCGAGCTTCGTGATGCGGACTTGCTTATACCACGGCTTGGAGATTTGGTCTCTCGGATCTATCTTTCCCTCCGGGTCGTAGTAGAGCTTTACCGTGTTTTCGTACCCTCCTAAGAACTCGCTGAACCGCTGCATATTCAGTGGACTTGCGAAGTACATTGTTCCGCTGATAGGGACTTGCTTCGGTGTTTCTTCGGTGATTACAAAGTCGTATTGTATCTGTGCCATCTTCAGGGTCGTCTCGAAACCGGTACCACTGATGGCGGAAAATAAGGAGGCATAGTCCTCTGCAAAACTGGACGGCCTTAGATTCCATATATCTCCGCTTTCGTTTTTCAGCCATATCGTGGGTCTTCCCATGGACTATCCTCCTTATCTTATTACTGAACCTAAGCCTTGATTGATTAGGTCTGTGAGTATCTTGTCTTCGAGCGTGTCTGCGATTATCTCTGCATTCTCTTGCTCGACCTTTGTGCCATCTCCCTGTGCGTTCACGTCAAGGTTGATGTCGAGTGTCTTATGGTTGTTTACGTCATAGGTCGTTTCAGTGCTGTATTCTGCATCGTATCCCATGTTTTCGGCGCTGGTCTCTACTTGCCCCATTTTATCGAGCATCGCATTGGCGCTGTCCACCGCATCGTTTGATGCTCCTATGAACCAGCCGATGATTTTAATCAAGAGAAGCAGGGCGAGTGATATTGCCGTAATGATGCCGAGCCATGGTCCTGCGGCGGCTGTCAAGCCACCCATTGCAGCCGCTTGCACACCGGTAACGGCAGCGTGTGCCGCCTTCGCCGCCGAGATGGCTTTATAAACGGTCACGATTGTTTTTATAAAGGCTATCAGCTTTGGTAGAATTATGAGCATTCCTACCAAAACGAGCAGGCTCTTCTGCTCTCCGGTGGACATTCCGTTGAATGCGTTTGTCACCCCGGTGATAATGGGGATGACGGTGTCCCGCAAAATTCCCACCAGTGTTTCGAAGGCGGGAATAAGTGCGACCATCAGCTCCATGCTCGATGCTTGGAACTTGAGCTTTAACGCATCCACCTTGTCGGCAGCATCAGCGGCAGTGGCTGCTTGCTCGTTTGTGATGATGCCGTTCTCGATGAGGGTTTGGTCCCACTTCGCTATTTCCTCGGCTGTGGCTCCCGCTACATTCGCCACATCAAGTCCCACGTCACCGAACAGCCCCTGTGCTATTATTGCTCGGTCTGTCGCATCGGTTACGAGTGAGAGCCTTTGCTCGATGAGTTCGTATATCTCTGCGTTGCTCTTGTGGTTCAGGTCTTCCTGCGCTATTCCTAACTGTCCCAGATAGGTGAGGTATTTTGCGCCTCTTCCGGAAACGATACCGCTCTGGATGGCGCCGACCTTCGTCAATGCTTCGGTGTAGCCGTCTGCGTTACCAGTGACGAATGCGTAACGGTTTCCTAACAGCTGGAGCTTCTCGACTGTCGTACCGTACTTTTTGGCGGTATCGTCCAGCTCGGCTCCAGTATTCATCGAAGTTACGAACAGCGCCGCAAGTGCTGCCGTTACTCCCAGAACTGCCTTCGATACCTTCTTGGCTCCCTCTTCAGCTTTGTCGAGTCCCTTGGTGAAGTTATCAAGCTTGGCATTCTTTATCTCTTCGTTCTGGCCTTTCAGTGCCTCCGTCATATCTTCCACGGCGGCTTCTGCTTTTTCCAGATCCTTCTGTGTCTTTGCGAGTTGTCTGTTATATGTGTCCTGCGAGATTGCTCCGTTATCGAGGTCGGTCTTCAAGGCTTTTTGCTTGTCTCGAAGTGCCACAATCTTCGCAGTAGTGGTTTGCAATTTTGTAGAAAGAAGTTGATATTTTTGACGGATTGTGTCAACGCTTCCGGGGTTCAGTTTTAACTGACGGTCTACTTCCTTCAGCTCGTCCTGCGTTGTTTTGATGCTTTCGTTGAACGACTTTACTTTCTGGTCTAATTCGTCAAAACTTCGCCCTATTTTCGCCATATTGCCTCCTTCCTTATTCTTCTACCAAGCCGTCAAGTTCGGCTTCTATTCGTGCGTTTATTCGGTCTGTCATGCCCTTCAAACGCTTGACTGCGTTTGTTATGAAAAAGGTACCGGCTCTATGTGGAGTGCCGTAGTTGAGAATGTTGGCTATCTTTTGATAGGGTTCACCGTTCGGTGCATTCCCTTTGAACTCCACATTGTAGCCGTACCAGTTCTTGCTGCTTGTATCTTTTTCAACGGTGTAGGATGCTTTAAGTCCGCCGGTGTCAACCGGAATTCTCGGCTCTACGTTTCCGCTGAATTGCTGGACTTCGGTATCGATTACCTGCTCGCCTATCTTCCGTGCTTTGGATGCTGCACTTGAGACTGAGTTCAGGAACTCTGACATTTCTTCAGTTATTCCGTCATTCCATGCCATTGCTTATCCCTCCATGCTTGCTGGTTCTGATAGGTCTATCAGGTCTTCGGTTTCTCCGCCTTTGTGTCTATCGTGTAGTTCTACGGACATGTTTATCACATCCATGATGACATTCATTCCGTACCGCATTATGTCCACTTTAAATCCTAACTGAGCGAGGGAGTAAAGCAGATAGCTGGTCAGTCCGTAGTCCTTGGTTGCCGTCTTTTTCTTTACCTTTTCTGGTATCTTGAGTTTTTTTTTGCTATGGATTCGTATGTCATAGCCATGTCCAGAAGTTCAAGTGCGAGCGTGGGATCTTCGTATACCTCCTGCGGGAGTATTTCGTAGCCGATTGCCAGCGCTTCTGCCTGCTCGTCTTCCGGTAATGCGCACACGTGCATGACGATCAAGAGATGCTCTATCATTGATAAGCCGTTTATATCGTCTGTTTCCTGTGCTTGCTTGATGGTGGACACGAGAAGTTCCGGGTTGTCCAGAATTGCCTGTGTCTTTTCTTCCTCTGTCTTTGCGGCTTCGAACTTTCCGATAAGTTCTACCGTTTCTTTATTGACTACCGTCAAGAGGCTTTTCTTGTAGTCTGATAATGCTGTCCCGAGTTCTACCCCTGTACAAGATTTGAACAGCGGGAAGAGGTGACCGTTCGCCATGAAGACGATGTCTTCCTCCTCCCCACTGTGTGGATCTTTGTACAAGTAGCTTTTAACGTATCGGGTAGGATAACGTTTTATTGCCATTGCTTTTGCTCCTTGTTGTTTTTAACCGTTAGATAAGGTCTGGGTGTCCGGTGTGAACTCTGCCGGGAACACGATTGTCTCCTTGTTAGCGTTGTACTTCGTAGTGTTCAACGTGCTATTGAGGATGCTGTATGTTCTTGCTCCGGTCTGGCCGCTGGTCTTCGTGAAGAATACTGGATATGCGTAGCCTTTGAGTTTCAATTCACCGATGGAGTTGTCATCCTTGCTGATTGTCTTTGTGTCAATCGCAGGGAGGTCAAATCTCACTTTGTAAAGAATGAATTTGTTTCTGCTTTCTCCGGATTCACTCGACACGAGTCTGTCGAACGACAAGCCTACGAACGGTACGCTGTCATCCGTATCTCCGACCACGATGCCGTCTGCTGCGCTGTACTTCACACCGAGCAGTTTCTCCATGTGATTGATTGCGATGTCGTAAAGTGTCCACTCTACCTCGCCTACTACGAGACCTTGCTTGACCATCCATGCCGGGTCGTTTCCGCTTGCGAGTTCAGTGGTCGTTCTGGTAGGTGTAAAGACGATTGCCGTCTCGCCTGTCCATTTCACCGCCTCGCTTTCGTACCCGGTAAAGCCGGAGTTGAGCTTCGTGGTGATGACATCCTGTAAACCTTGGCTAACAATTTTAGGCACTTTAACTGCTGACATTGTTTTTCTCCTTTAATAAATTTTTTGAACGAACAGGATCTTCCTGTTGCTGTATGCGCTTCCGCTTTCCGCTGAAGGAACGGGACCCTCTCCGCCGCTACTTATTGCCCAGAGGTCATCTGCGAGATTTTCCAGCAAGGCTTCAAGATAAGGGGCGAAGGGGTTTTCCGCTCCGGCTGTTGTATCGTCCTGATAGAACAGGAAGGGGTCATCGTAGTAAAAGGTCAGCGCTATACTGACACTGTGGGTCAATGGTTTATTGCCTGCGTACTTCGGGTCGGTGTCGACTATGTTGTAGATACAATACAGCGAGTGCGTTTGTCCATCCTTAGTTATCTTTGCTTCCGGTGCTACGGTGGGTGTGCTGTTCCGGTAGAACAGTGGGAACTCGTTTGTCTCTTTGACCTCTTCATCGGTCAATGCCCAGCCATCCGACCACCCTGCTTCTGTGAGCAGCTCTTCTATTCTATGGATTGCCGCTGATTCGGCTGCTGTCATGTTAAGTCTCATAGGTATCACCGCCTTGGTACGTTCTCTCGTCTTTGAACTCGTAGGCCACTATCTTGATATCCTGCTTGGTGTAGTCGAATTCGTCCGGCTTTTCCTTGATGGTGTAGGTTCTGCCTTGCTCGTCTACGAGTGTCAGCTTCTCCCACATTGACAGGATTTTGGGGTTGTACCCCACGATAAAATTAACTATCGTTTCGTGGCCCACCGCTGAGTTGGCGAGTCTTTCCTTTTGCGATATGTCCCTTACGCTGCACCAGAAGCCGCCACTGGCTCCGCTTTGGTGGTTTCAACGTAAAAGCATTTGAGCTTTTTGTTCTTAACCATGCGGCTTGCCCTCCGACTTCAAAATGATGAAAGTCTCGCACTGGGTAGCCAGTATGGATAAGGTTCGCTCGTTGTCGACTTGGTCGATGAAAGCACGACAATATTCTATGATGTAGCTGTCCGTCAGCGTTTCGAATTCCGCCGCATATTCCGGCTTCACCATAAAGTACACACCCCCGACCTTCTCGCCCAGCGTGGTGTACAGCGATGCTTTTGCGGCTTCGATGTATCTCGCTATCTGGACGTTCATGTATTCGAAGTCATCTTTACGCAGTGCGTTTCTTACGTCTTCAACAGAGATGTTCATGTGTGCTTATTCCTCCCGGTTATTTAGCCGCTATTCGTTGCATCCGCACCACGGCATACGATGATGAGGGACTTCGTGCTTACAGGCTTACCGTCAGCGATGATGGTTGCCTTGTGGATGATTTCGTCCGTGTCTTCGTCCGTGTACTCTTTGATGCGAAGCTGCATGTTGCTGTTGAAGTAGTAGTCCGCATCATCGAAGAAGTATGCGAATGCCGTACTCTTGGACTTGGTTGCGCTGCCGGTGATTGCATCGAAGTTGTACATGCCTTGGTCTTCCATGAGTACGACAGGGCGGCCCATGAAGGTAGGCACAGATGCGCCACCGAAGCCTACGGTGTCAAGTGCGATTACTCGGCCGGTTGAGTCTTTCATACCGAAGATATAGGTGTACCAGTCAACGGCATTGATGTGAAGAACAGCCTTCGACTTCTTGCTCTGCGGGATTTTTGCGTAGAGCTTTACCCACTCGCTGTAGTCGGTTACGGTAGCGTTGTTAAGAGTAAATGCGTTTACTCCGGAAGAACCGCTGTAGGTACCGTCAGTAAGGATGCCCTTAGGTTGACCGGAACCAGAGCCTGCTACGATTGCTGCATCGAAACCTTCGGCACAGCCTTCGAGGATTTTAGACACGAGTTTCGATTCGAATGCATCGAGGCTCATTGTGGAAACTTCGAGGGAGATAGCTACACGGATTTCGCCCTTGTAGCCGTTGAAGGTTACAGAGCCGGTCGTTGCGCCCTGTCTGTCGCTCTTGCCGTTTTCGGATACCCACGAAAGGGTAGGCTTGAAGGTCGAAATAGGAACAGAGAGACCGGGTGCGATCTGTGTCTTCGTTACTCTCGCAAAAATCGAGCCCGCATGCTCGTTTGTTTCAAAGAGTTTGTCGGTGATTACGGAAGGAACGATAACGGATCCCACGTTCGTCTTCTGAGTGCTTGCATCCGCTCTGTGGAGAATTGCGCTGTCTTCATGACGGAGAACAAAGTTCTTGAACGCTTTTCTGTACTCAAGCGAAGAAGTGATATCGTCACTTCTCTCTTCGGTTGCTACTGCTGCAGGGTCAGCCACTACAGGCTGAGGATCCTGAGCGGTTGCTCTGATCTGTACGGACTGTCTGGTGAGTTCAGCACGTTCTGCCACGAGTGCATCTACTTCGCTGTTTAACTCTGCCATTCTTTCCGCTTTGGTTTCGGGGTTGTCTGCTTCTGCACGGATGGCCGCCATTCTGGCGTTGATTTCAGCCATTCTTGCTAAGATTTGCTGTAAGGTCATTTTCGTTTTCTCCTTTAGATTTTTGTTTTAATTAAGATTTTATTTCTCAACGCTTGGCGGTTTAACTCGTCCAGTTTCGCAGCTCTAAGGTCCATATCACTGCGGCGCCTTGCGTAGATGCTTGTTTCGGGGTTAGCACCGAAGTCTACGGCACTGACGTCAAACACACGCTTTACCTTCATTACCCTGAAGGTGATTTTGTGCTGTTCTTTGTCTTCGATTATCTGTTCGGACTCGTAGTCCTCGGTGAATGCCCAGCTCATTTGCTGAACAGTTCCGCTCTTGATTTCAAGGAACAAGTCTTTTCCGCCGGAAGTAGGGAGCAGATTGGCTGTCATTTCCACACGGTCTTCCAGCACTTCAATGGTGAGCTTTCCCTGCTCGTTCTTGCTGGTAGTTCTTGCCGGTGTGCCTTTTGCATCACCGTGATTGTATTTCATGGGAACGTCTTTGTAGTCGGCTTCTGCGAATGCGTTTCTGTCGATGATTTCGTAGACGTCTGTGTCACCGAAGGTGAAGAGTTTGTACTCTTTGTCAAAGATGACAGGGGTTCCCCTCACGATCATGTCACCGGTCTCGGTCTCCTCGGCTCTTACTTCCATCAGCCTTCTGTAGTCTCTGTATCTGTCACGCAGGGTGATTCCGTTATTCGGCATTGTTTTCTTCCTCCTCTACTTTACTATTACCATCTTCGGGTTCGTTCTTTTTGCCATCATCGTCTTTTTCGTCCTCTTCTTCGCCTTTTTTCGGCTCTTCTTCCTTGAGGCTATCATTGTAGTTTTGACTGGTTACCACGGTGTTTCTCTTTCCCTTAGGAACCGGTAAACCTATCAAATCTCCCAGTGTTCCAAGTGTGAAGCAGCCGACCTCTCTTGCGGTGCGGAAGATTTCGAGACGTGTCTTCATGCTCATGTAAAGAATTTTTTTATCGTTATAAACAATTCGGTTACCGACTTCGAATTCTCGGTCAGTAAAAAGTTTGCGTGTCATTTCCTGCGCTGCTCTCATGAAGAACGTTTCAATAGTTCGCTCGTAGTAGCTTCCCATCTCGTCTTCGGTTGCTTCGCCGGCTATGACTTTTTCCGGGCATCCGAAGAATTTATAAACTGCTTGGTTCCACTGGTTTGTCTCTGCGTAGTTCGCCGTCTTCTGTGGACTCGAATTCACAGGCACTAAGTCTACGATGCTGTCCGTGTAGGCAATGCCGACCGGGTCTTCCGACTTGATGTGCAGGTAGTCTTCGGTGAACTTCTTTGCTCTGCGCTTGAGTTCCGTGCTGTTCATCTTCGTGTTAACTTTGCCTATAAACCTTACGGCTTGGCTTGTGAGAATTGCTCTCTCGATGCCGGTGTAGTTTAAGTTGATTAGGTCAATCACTCGGCTGATGGGTGTGTTTGCTTTGCTGTCACCGAACATGACGTCTTTCGTCACGTGTCGTGCGATGTGGATGATATCACTATATAGCACCTCCAGCGGTTTGCCGTTCAAAGTGAACTGCAGGATAATCTCTCCGGTTACTACCTTCTCGAATTTCACCATCGAGGGGTCTATGCTCCATAGTGCGATTATGTTCCGGAAGGGATCTCGTTCTATGTAAATAAAAGCGTTATTGTACTTGAAGTAGAAGTAGGCCGTTCTTTCCCAGAACACCGCCGCCGTATTCAGCGGGTTCGGACTGAACTGCAGCAAGCGGTCAAGTGCGGGGTAGTCCCCGATTCGCTCTCCGTCCGATAAAATTCTAACGCTGGCCAGTTCTACCTTGCTGCAGTATTGTGCGTTCGTCTGCAAGCAGGACATTCCCGCTTCACTCTTCTCAAAGTCCCAGCCTGTCGCAGTATATGTGGGTACCAGACCTCCGTAGCTTCCAAGTTGTAGTACGAGTTCCTTCGAGTCTTCGCTCTGTTTAGACCTTTTTTTCCTAAAATTAAAAAGTCCCATTTTATCCTCCTACGAATTCATTATAGTGGTCCGTCACTCCTACGAAAGCGTTTAGCAACGTAGCGAAGCCATCTATCTTTCTCATGTTATTGTGTCCTGCTTTGCAAGGGAGCAGGTTCTTGTTTCGGGTGTCTTCTTCCACGGCCACATTCGTGAGGCACCACTTCATTACCGGGTTGTTATTGTAGTTGATGCGCTTTGCTCGAAGCTCCGCATCCAGTCTCTGGAAGGGAACCGACAAGGTCTTGCTGCCTTGGTGGCATCGTATCAAGCACACCCCTTCTTTGTAGCCTTCGTCATTCATATCACTGACCAGATACCGTGCGGCATACGCATCGTAGTAAATCCACCGGTAAACGAGCCGGTATTTGTTGACCATGTCGTTCACGTAACGGACTATCTCTTTGTGGTCTATCGAGTTTACCCCGGCTACTCGAATGTAGCCGTTGTCCACCCACGCTCGCCACACGTTGCCCATTCTTGCATCCTGAATGACCTTGCTGTAAAAGTCCGAGCTGATCCAGAACATTGTATCAACGAGGAACTCTCGGCGCTTGTCATCATAGATGACGGTGGTGTAGCTCGTCAAGTCGTTTGTGAGCGAAAGGTCGAAGCCGCCGATGGCATCGTAGCCTTTGTATTTCTTGAGGTCAAAGGTGGCCTCGTTGTTTATGTCATCGTACTCGAAGTACGCATCCCCGGAGATTCCGCCGAGGTTGAAGTGTTTTACTTTGACTGCGTTCAAGCTCTGCGGCTTTGCGAGTGCGTTTCGCACGGTGGTCCGCATTGCTTCGTAGGTCATTATGGTGCCGATGCTCGGGTTCGCCTGTTGCCAGTTGTCTTCATTCAGCCAATCTAAGGGGTTATCGAGTTCGTATAAAAGGCTGAACTTTCGCTCGTCTTCGATTAGTCCGTCTATGATGTCACAGCTGTTTTTGTACTCAGAGTCGAACAGTCCCTCTCGCACGTAGCCTTTTGTGGTGAGCATCATAAACAGCGGATCTCTTACCGAGATCTGTCCGTTGTACAGAATGTCGTACAGATCTTGGTAGAGTTCGTGGACTTCGTCCAGTATAACGACTTTCGGCAGTTTGCCATCGAGAAGGTTCGGGGTGTTCGCCAGCGGCATGAACACCGAGAAGCCGTCCTTCCGGATGTTCTTGATGTCGTACTGCCTTTTCTTCAGCATTGATTTTAACTGCGGACTTTGCTCCAGCATGTTCGCTGCTTCCGTCCAGATGATACGGGACTGCTGGAGTGCGTTTGCGGCCGAGTATACTTCGTTGCCTTTCCGGGCAGTTTCGTATAAAGCAATCGGCGCCACCATGGTGGTTTTGCCGTTCTTCTTTCCTACGAGTATGAATACTCTTTGATGTTTTCGGAGGTCGGTGCCTCTTTCCACGATGCCGTAAATTGCGGAGAGCGCCGCCTTCTGCCAGAGTAAATATTTTATAGGCTGGGCCCGCCCTTCGTCTTTCACCGAACTCGATAGGCTTATTTGCCAGCTTTTCATTGTAGTACCATCGAGGATCCTCGCCTCGGATGATGGGTAGGAGTGCCTTGTATTGCTTCTTCACTCGCTTCGGGATATTGATTCTTCCGGCCTCTCCCTCGGCGAGGTATTCTTCTATCCACGTCATGCCTTAGTCCTCCATGAACTCTTCGGCAGGACTCCTATTCGCTTTTTCTGTTCTCACGGCATATGCTGCTCGACCGACCGGTGTCAAGGCTAACTGCTCGGCGAGAATTCGTATTGTGTTTGCGTATCGGTCTAACTCTCGAAGGATGGGATTGACTATCTTTTCCTTCGTGGTTCCCGAGTGTCCCTCGATAGGTGTTCCGCTTGCCGAGGTCTTCATTCCTGCTCGCTTTACTTCTTTGTCGACAAGCAGCGCCTGCGCCTGTTCTTCCTTCCACTTCTGATAGAGCTGTGTGCGGATGTCCACCGCTACGCAGTAGCTCTTCAGCGTTTCTTGGTCAAGGTCGCAGAACACGGCAATCTCGCACTCCCGGTATAGCTTGACCACACGGTGCCATTCCTTTTTGGCTCCATCCGTCAAGTCCTTAGGGCATATAAGCCTGTTTGTTTTGATGCGGGGAGTGGCTGCCTTCTGGGCCGCTATTCTTGATGCGCCGATATCGATTTGCTGCTCTTCGCTTTTCAGTTCAGGTGGTATGGGTTTTCGTGACATTGATTTTCCTTATCATTCCGGTTTCATCGAACTCAAGTCCGGGCGCCAGAACTTCTGCCTCCGTTGTTATTTTGTTGTGGCAATGCTGGCATAGCAGCTGCAGGTTGTCCCAGTTAAGCGCTATGTCAGGGTTGTCTATGTTTTCGGTTGTCAGCTCGATTTTGTGGTGAACGTGGAACTGTTTATAAAACGGCACGATGGTGCTTTTTGCGTACTTGTTTCGGCAGACCTCGCAGATGTATCCTTTACTCTCTGCGTATGCCTTGGCAAGTTTCCGCCATTTTGACGAGTTATAGAACTTCGTTTTTACAGGGTCACGTTCAAACACTTAGAGCCTCCTTGCTTTTTGGTGGGTGTATTCTTCCCAGCGGTTCACTATGGCCGTTGCGTATTTCTCGTCCAGTTCCACCGTCCTGCAAACTCGGCCGAGTTGCTCGCAGGCCATGAGCGTGGATCCGGAGCCACCGAAGAGGTCGAGGACTATTTCGTCTCGTTTGGTGCTGTTCGCCACGAGCCTTGCGATGAGTTTTATCGGCTTCATCGTGGGATGCAAGTCGGAGCTGGACGGCTTGTCTTCTCGGATGATGGTGGACTCCGCTTCGTTCGATTCTTTCAGCAGTTCCTCGCAGAGCTTCACCAGTTCGTCCTTCTTCATCTTCTTCGGCACTATCGGCTTGTCGTTCTCTTGCACCGTTGTCTGAGTTCGGTCTTCCCGGAAGTAATGCTTGCCGTCCTTCCAGCCGTAGAGGCACGGTTCGTGTCTCCACTGGTAGTCCTGCCTTCCGAGAACTAACGCATTCTTTACCCAGATGAGCTGCTGTCTAACCGTGAAGCCGGCACGGTTCAGCGCCTTTTCAAAGTTCACGTGTTCTCTCGATGCAAGCCACACGTAGAATGCTCCGCCGTCCTTCGAGCATCGGTACATTTCCTTGAATGCCTTTGTGAGGAAGTCTTGGAACTCTTGGCTCTCCATGTGGTCGTTGTCTATCTTCATTCCGTCTTGCCCGGTGTAGTTCACGTTGTAGGGTGGGTCAGTGATTACTGCATCCGCCTTCTCCCCCCCCCTTAGTAGTTTGTCTATCACTGCGGGGTCGGTGGAGTCTCCGCATGCGAGCCTGTGTCTGCCAAGCTCCCACACTTCGCCTTTGTGAACTCTTATCGGTGCTTGCGGATCGGGTTCGTAGTCATCTTCTTTTGCGAGGGCGCTGTCATCGAGCTTTGTCAGCACGATACCGTAGTCCTCCATGTTGAAGTTGTCCTTCACGTCGTCAATCAATTTTAATAGCAGGCTATTGTCGAAGCCTGTTGACATGTTTGTGGAATTGTGCGCAAGTGCATAGGCTTTTCGCTCTTCCTCACTCAAATGGTCGAGCCTGATGCAGTCGATTTCGGTCTCGCCGAGCAGCTGCATTGCCATCACTCTGCCGTGGCCTTCCACGATTAGGTTGTTCTCGCCCCATACACCGATGGGGTCGTTCATCCCGAAGTCTTCTATCGACTTTTTTATCTGTTGCACTTGGTAGTCCGGGTGTAGCTTTGCGTTCTCCGGGTCCATTGTCAAACTATCGATGCGAAGCTTCACTATTTTCAGTTTTCCTTTTCCGTTTTCCATCTCGATTCTCCGTTGTTTTGTATGCTTTTCCGTTTTTCTTCAAAATCGTAAAAAATGTGTGCGTGAGTCCTGCTGCCGTTGTTTTAGTTTTCAAAGGTGAGCCACGACTCCCCCCCCCTTAGAGAGAAGAGGAGTGTGGTTCACACAACGGAGCGTAGAGGCTTCTCGGGTGCCTCTACTTAACTATTACCATTTTCGTTTCGTTCTTTGGTTTAGTTGCTCCGCTTTTGCCTGTCTATTCTTGCCTTTACGGAGGCTATCAGCTCATCCTGACTCACTCTCTTATGTTGTAGACTTTCCATCACGTCTTCGTCATGGGTTCCTTGCATCAGCAAGTGGTTTATGATTACTGTCTGTGTCTGGCCTTGCCTGTACAGTCTTGCGTTCGCCTGCAGGTAATGCTCTAAGTTGTTAGGCACACCGAACCACACGATGATGTTTCCTCCTGCTTGTAGGTTCAGTCCGTGTCCCATACTTGCAGGGTGTGCTATCAGCAGTTTCACCTTTCCTTCATTCCAGCGTTGTATGTCTTCTCGGCTCTTGATGGTTGCGGGGTTCAGGTCTTTGAACCTCTCCATCAGCCTGTCGTAGTCGTGCTTGAATGAATAGAATACCATCACCGGTTTTCCTTCATTGTCGTTTAGTATTTCCTCTAAGGCATCCAGCTTGGCATCGTGTATGTCCGTCCACACCTTCTTGCCTTCTTCGTCCTCGTAGTAAACCGCACCGTTTGCGATCTGTAAAAGTTTGTTGCTGACTGCCGCTTTGTTTCCGGCTACTACCACACCTTCATTTTCTTGCTTTTCCAGTTCGAGAATGGCATCTCGCTCCATTTGGTCGTATTGTTCTTTGGCTTTCGGTGGCATTTTGAGTTTTATCAAATTATCCACTCTTTCCGGCATCTTTAAGTGGTCGGCGGCGGTCAGGCTTATCATTATGTCCTTTAGCTTTGCCTGTATTTGCTCTTTTGCTCCCGGTCTCAGTTTGTAGTCGTATATGATGTTGCCGTTTCGTCTTCCCGGCTTAAAGTAAGTATCACGGTATGCTGTGATGCTTTTTCCCAGTCTTTGTCCGCCGTCCAGAAGTCGAACTTGCGCCCACAGGTCCATTTCGCCGTTTGGATCCGGTGTGCCGGTAAGCAGTACCATCCTTTTCACGATGGGTGCCACTTTCAGCAGAGCTTTGAACCGCTTTGCTTGGTGGTTCTTGAAGCTGGACGATTCGTCTATGACTATCATGTCAAAAGGCCACCGTATTTTATGTTCCAAGCAGTAGCCTATCAGCCACTGGGTATTTTCTCGATTTATGGTATAGATGTCGGCCTTCGAATTCAAGGCTTCCACTCTTTGCATCGGTGTGCCTATCATCTTTGCAATCTTCAGGTCTTTTAGGTGGTCCCATTTTGCAATCTCGGAGTCCCACGTATCATCGGCCACTCGAAGTGGCGCTATTATCAAAACCTTGTTGACTTCGTACCTTTCGTTTATCAGTTCTTCGATTGCGGTCAGGGTGCAGCTCGTTTTTCCGAGTCCCATCTCAAGGACGGCGAACACCTTAGGCTCTTCGATTATTCGGTTGATGGTGTAGGCTTGGTAGTCGTGCGGTGTGTATTTCATTCTGTCTGCTCCTCTATGAAGGCCTTGACCAGTTCTGCGGTGTTGATCACCCTGACGTCAAGTCCCATTTTCCGTAGTTGCTGGTGGCGGTATCTTTGAATTTTGCTGAGTGTGCCACCCTTCGGTCTTTTGGTCTCTACGAATATGACCTTTCCTCCGGGAAGGCACACCAGTCTGTCGGGCATCCCTGCATCCACTTGGCTTGAAAGTTTGAAGGCTTTTCCACCTATCTCTTTCACACCTTCACGCAGTTTCTCTTCCACGGTTTTTTCTTTCGTTTCCCGATCCTTTTTGCTTATCATCTTTTCTCCTTCCTAACCGTTATAACCGAAATTTCCATATACTTTGTCCATTTAGGCATTTTAGGCTTTTACGTGCGTATTTGTGGGTGGTTTTTTCCCTGTTTTGCCTATTTGCCGTAAGTTAATAGATTTTTTGGTTAGGTTGGTTAGGTTTTTATTAAAATGGGTTATAAAAGGCTTATAAATCCTTGAAAAACCTGTAAAAATGCCATTTTTGAAAACCTAACCATAAACCTAACTATGCGATTTTTCCCAGTTAGGTTTTATTTTCGCAGTTAGGTTCATGGTTTTAGGCTTTCTCTGGTTAGTTAGGTTTCTCATAGCATTTTTGGGCGCCGTACTCGCCGCCTCTCCATAGCGCTTTCGTGCTTTTCTTCCATCCCAGCTTTTCAAGGCAGCGGTAGATTCGCTTTGTGTCGGCTCTTGTTAGGCTGGTTATTCCGGAGTTGCCGAGGCACTCGATCCATATCTCGGCGCTACTCACTACCGTGCGTTCCTCGGTGCCTGCAGGCTCGCCTTCAAAGTCCTTGGTTCGCTGGTAGAACTGCACTCTCTCATAGGTGTTTTTCTTCGTCCAGTCGTGCGGCAGTCTAACGGCGAGGTAGCCTTCGATTTGGCCTTGATAGGGGTCATCGATGGTGTGGGCATCCTGTTCTTCTTCGGCGGCGGCTCTTTCATCTGCCGAGAGTTCCATGATGCTTTCACCCTTCCTATATATCTCTAAGGCTTCCGCCCAGATTTGGTGGACTTCCTCATCGGTCAGTCCCTTCTCGCCCCATACGGTGCGCCTTCTCTTGCTGGCATCCGTGTCTACTACCCAGTATCGGCGGTTGCCGGTGTCATCCTCTAAAAAGGTTGACTCGTTTGTCGTTCCTATAAAGATTGTGTGCCTGCGGTTGATGGTGGTGTTCCGGGCATAGGCTTTTCGGTAGGTGTCTTCACGTTTCGAGATGTAGTTCTTGATGGTGTCTCGGTCACTTTTCTTCAAAGCTGCAAGCTCGCCCATCTCCATGATCCACACACCGTCCAGTGCTTCGTAGCTCTCTTTCCCTCGCATGCCAGTAAGGTCTTACCGATGCCTTGGTCTCCCACGAGTGTCAGCATGTAGTCGAATTTGCAGCCGGGGTCGTATACTCTGGCTACCGCCGCCACGAGTGTCTTTCGTGTGATGGCTCGGATGTACGGTGTGTCCTTGGCTCCTAAGTAGTCAATCAGCACGCTCTCCACTCTGGGTATTTCGTCCCATTCGGTGGATTCGATGAATTCCTTGACCGGGTGGAATGAACGCTTTTCAAAGACCATACGCACTGCATCGATTATCTTCTCTTTGGCTTCGAGCTTGTAAACGTTCGATATGTACCAGCGGAGTCCCGCATCGTCTACGTCCGTCCATATGTTGCAGGTGTTGTCTCTCGGCCACGGTGCCTTGCCTTCTACGATGTTCTTATCGCAGAATAGGTCTCTGCCTTTGATGATCTGCAGGTTCGGGTCGTTCTCAAGTATAAGGTAAAAGTTGTTTAGACTTGGCTCAAAGCCGCCACCTTTGGTCACAGTCAGCCTTTTCATCCAGTCTGTGCTGTTTTCCTTACTGTCGGGTAAAGGGGCGGAGAAGTCCGATTCTGCCGTCTTGAGCCGTTCCTCGCCGATGGTCTTCCTTACGTTCTCGTCCGTTCCTACCATCTCGCACATCTTCGTCCAGCTTGGCAGTTTGTTCATGGGGGTTTCCGGCTTTGCATCGAGGTCGAGTTCACCGAACAGGTGAATTCTCACAAGGTCAAAAGCGTTGCAGAGCTGGCCGCTGATGGGGTCTGTTGCGTGGTTGCTGTATGCGAATTTGCCGTCATAGATTACAAGTCCTGCGGCAGTGCTTCCGCCTTGGTAGGTGTATCTACCGGGAGTGTCGCACTTGATGTAGCTGTCCGGTAGGAAGGTGGCTATAGCTTCCTCGATTTCGTAGGTTCTGCAGAACGCTCCCACCAGTCCCGGCTTTGTCAAGGGGTTACCCTGCTTGTCTGCCGTCTTCTTTCTGATACCGGTTGAGCGGGAACTCTCGGGCCAGTAGCTGCTGTCCTTCCAGTTCTTGTATTTCGCCAGCACGGTGTCCGGGTCAAGGATGGGGTTGTCTGCTACCTCGAAGAAGAACTCGCCATCTTTCGAAGTTGACGGCCAGTACATAAGCCTTGCCGGCTCGTAGGTCGTGTCATCAAAGTAGTCCATTCCCCATTCGTTTGCTATCCATCTTGCTATGGCTTCGTATTCTTCCGGACTGACGTCCCTTGATAAGGGTATCAAAAAGCGCAATCTGGGAGATGCTCTGGTGTGTTTGTGCGTGGAGTATGCTGCGATTGCGAATTCCGCCATCAGCTCTACGTCACTCCATAGGTCCGGGGTAGCAAAGTCCGCATCAAGAGTGATCAGGCTTCTGGCATCAACGTAGCCGTTCTTTCGTCTGCCCTCTCTCAAGGTGCCGCCTACATAACCGCCCACGTCTTTGATGCGGTCTTGCTCGGTCTTGCCCATTTTCTTGTACTCTGCTACGGTTTCGTAGGTTCTGGTCGTGGTGGATATCCTTTTCAGGAATTCCGCCCACGTTGTTGTGGTGTTTTTCCACTTGGTTTCTTGTCGGCTTCTGCCTACTGCTATGTGCAGTTCCTGTGAAGCTCCGTGTGTTATTTTAATGTCCATGTTCTTATCCCTTTTAGTCCTTCTTGTAGTAGTAGGTCAGGTAGCCGTCCGCCGTAAGCGGAAGGCCTTCTTTCCACGCTACTCCGTCAAGCACCATTATGTCCTCGATGGTCTTTAGGGTTTCTTCAGCGTTCTCAGCGCTGATGGGTATCACCACTTCATCGTGAATGTGGAAGCTCGGCATCAGTCCTCTCTCGGCGAGCTTCATCATGGCGCATCCTAAGCAGTCCCTTGCGGTTGCCTGCGTTAGGTTCTCCACCAGCTTTCCGCCGTAGGTGTTTACCTCTTCCCATTTCTGTGTGGTTTGGTTCTGGCCCATGTACTTGATTTCCGCTCTCAGCTGTCCCTTGGCTATTCTCGCCTTGTTGTAGCAGAGAAGCCTCCCGGACGGTAACCGTGCGAACAGGTGCGGGCCTATCATCTTGAATGCCAGACCTCTTGAGAACCGCTGCACCGTTCCGGGGTGCTGGATGGCTTCCTTGGCGCATCTTTCGGCGGTTGCCCATAGTTCTACGATCTTCGGACTCTTGGCTCGCCAGTTGTCCACGATTTCCTGCATTTCTTCGTCTGTCAGTCCCATGTCTTCGCCGCCCATTCTCTTCATGGCGCCGATTCCGCCTTGGTATCCGCAGGCGAGTTCTGCGACCTTGCCCTTCTTCCGCAGGTGTCCGTTGATGCCGTTCTTTTTGACCGGCACACCGAACATTTGACTTGCCGATGCGCAGTATATGTCCTGTCCGTGCTTAAATGCATCGAGCCTCCATTCCTCTCCGGCGAGCCACGCTATCACTCTTGCCTCGATTGCCGAGTAGTCGGCTACTGCGAACAGCTTACCGTCTCCGGCTATGAATGCCGTTCTGATCAGCTGGCTGAACACGTCCATCGTGGAGTCGTAGAGCAGTTCCAGAAGTTCAAAGTCTTTGTTCTTGACTATCGTCCTCGCAAGGTCTAAGTCGTTTAGTTTGTTCTGTGGTAGGTTTTGCAGCTGGACGATTCTTCCTGCCCATCTGCCGGTGCGGTTCGCTCCGTAGAATTGAAGCATCCCTCTCACCTTGTTATCTTCACATCTTGCTCGGCTCATTGCATCGTACTTGGTTACCGAGGTCTTGCCGAGTTCCTGTCTTATCTGCAGGAACCGTAAAACGGCGGGGTCGGTTACCGTCTTGACAAGGTCTGCGACCGTGTCCTTATTGAAGCTCTGCACCGGGACTCCGTTCTGCCGGAGCCACAGCATTGCCTGCTTAATGCTCGAAGGGTTCTCCAGTCGGCTGATTTGCTTTGCTTCTTCCTGCAGCTCGACTGAGTGCTGCTCCGAGTAGCCGATGATGGCTTGGACGAGGTCCACGTCAATCTCCACCCCTGCGGCATTCATTCTCTGGTCTAATTCCCACAGCCGATGCTCTTCTTCGGATACTTCGGGGAATGCCTGCATCTTGTAGAATATGGTTCGTTCCGTCTCTACGTCTCTGCCGTTGTAGTCTTTGTAAATCTTCCACTTCTCAGGCTCATGGTGTGGCAGGTTCCGCCTTCTTCCTCCGTTAGTCTTTGTCGGTGCGCAAGGCTTAGCGAAGTATTGTATAAGTCGTTTTCCTACCGCCATTTTCTTTTCGTCTTCAGCAAGTCCTAAGGCTTCGCCCACTCCTTCAAGGCTGCGAGGAAGTCCCAGCGTTGCGGCTCTCACCGCTGTGCAGTACCACTGTGCCGGGTCCATGTCGGTGTCCAGCCATTTCGTCAGACACGTCCGTTCAAAGTTCGCATTGTGTGCTATCTTTATAACGTCCGGATCCGTGAGGTCTTTCAGCAGTTCTTCCGGTATCTGCTCGCCTTGGAGAAGGTCAAGCACCTTGACCTTCTCTTCGCCGTAAGCGTAGCCGAGCAAGTCGACCTCGAATGCGGGGTCTTCGCAGTAACGGTAGACACCGCATTCCTTGAGGTCTGTTTCGCTGTAGGTCTCTATGTCGATGAACAGTAGCCTTTTCTGTGGGTTAATCCATGAAGTCATCTGCTACTTCAAAATCGTCACCGAAGCCGTCATTGAAGTCGGATTCTGCACTCGCACCGCCGGCGAGTCTTTCTCCGTCTTTTACCTTTTGGATGTTATTCAAGCCGGCAGCGATCCCCTTATTGCCAGATTTGTTGAAGGGGTAGAAGTTGATTGAAACTCTCGCATATACCCCGCTGTAGATTGCATCGGGTTCGATGAGTTCGTTGCACTGCAAGTCGACCATTCCCGGCTGATTGTTGCTGGTGCAGTTGATGAAGTAGCTATCTGCGTATGCTTCGTCTTCGCCACGGTCTTCGTCTCCGTCTCTGAGCGGGAGCTTAAGGTTGGCGGGAACTTTGCCGCCCCATTTGTCGGTCTTGCCCTTCTCGGTTGCGGCCTTGATGGCTGCGTTGATCTTCGAGATAGTTGCCTTGTCGGACTTAGGAATGATAACCGATACGCTGTACTTCTCGTCAGCGCCTTCGTTTGCTGCGTGGGGTGCATAAACATGCACGTAGGAAAGTCTTACGACTCCGGTGATTACTTTGGTTTTTACATCGTTATTTGCCATGATTTTTATTCTCCTTTTATAAATTTTCTTAGGCAGTTTTCTTGGTGCGTTACAATCTCGAGATTGCTCTGTCGGTTGTTCCGCTTGTTTCGGTCAAGGTGATCTATGCTCAGTCCTAACTCTCGCAGGCTGGTGATTCCTTCCGGGAGCCGTTTGCCCTTGCAGTCACCGAACACTTCAATCACCTTGATGTGTGTCAGTCTGTGCTTGACTCTGTGGTCATCGCGCGTTGTTGCTCGCATGTATCCGGAAGAGTTCGGCTCCTGCTTGAGTAGTCTGCCTTTCCTTTCCGAGTACCATCTCCCCATGTTACTGATGCGGTAGTTTTCGTCAACCGCCGCCCACTGTTCGTGGGGTAGCCTTCTTATCTTGAGGGGGGGGGAGTTTCCCATTCTTAGTCCCTGAAGTCATCAGCTGCGGATGAAGTCTTCCACGGTTCACGTGGATCGGCTTCGGGAACCAGTGCCGGCTTGCCCTGCGGTTTCTCTATGTAGCTTCCGCAAATTGCCGGGAATTTCTTTTTACCGACAAGTGCTTCAAGCCTCGAAACGCTGAGCAGTTTTCGTTCGTAGCAGAGAGCCTTGTATTCCTCAAGCCTTGCATTGTAGCTCTCTTCGGACTCGCCTGCTATGGTGCCGGTGAGTTCGGCGCCGATGGCATCAACGAGTGCCTGTTCGTCTGTGACCTGTCGGTAGGCTCTTCCTTCGACTACCTTGTAGCCTTTGAATTCTTCGCCTTCCAGTGCCTTCTGCAGTGCGAACGCTTTTACCTTTTCAGCCCATGCCTGCAATTCGTCAAGGATGGGGAGTAGGTTCTCTATCTCTTCCTTGCTTAACAGGTCGGGGTCTCTGAGTTCTGAGAAGTCTTGCATTTTGTTTACCTCCGTTGTGTTTATTTAGCAGGGTTCAGCACCTGTGCTATCGTGTTGAGTATTCGGGAAGCTCTGGCTCTGCAGATTGCATTTGCCTTGCAGAACTTGCATTGTGCTTCGCCGGGGTTGTACTCTCGGGTACCTGCCCACGCTATGTCGGCTCTCACCTTGAGTACGGTGTTCGCCCATTCGGTCAGTTCTTTGACCGTCAGGGTTTCGCTCGAGTAGTTGTTGATTCTGGGTTGTACGATGTGATAGGTCACGTCTTCGATGTTATCGTATATCAGTTCGTAGTCTTGCAGAAAACCTAAGCTGTACGCTCTCGGCTGTGGGTTGTCCACGGCGCTGACCGGCACCCCCTTGCCGTATTTCAAGTCTACTATGTGCAGGTGCGTACCGCCTACTGCGAAGAAGTCTATTGTACCAAAGCCGCCCGGCACCCAGTTATCAAAGCACACCCTTGCTTCGATGCCGGTGTAGGCTGTGTGGCCTTCGAGCTTCAAAGCATCGAGAATGTCGATGATGTATTCCATGTATTTGTCGGTGGCTATATCCATCTCGGCATCGCAGTTCTTCTTCAATGCCTGCAGGTCGTGTGGACTGTGTTCTTTCAGTAGGTCGTACAGTTTGGCTTCGGCTAACTTATGCGCCTTGGTTCCTTCTTCGGCATAGGCGCTTGTCTCGTCTGGAAGTAGTGCTTCGAGGATTACGCTCCCCGGACACTCCATCCACCGCTTGGATCCGCTGGCGCTGAGCTTCGCATGTTCCTTCTCGTTAGAAAGGGATCTCATCTGCCATGACCTTTTTCAAGTAGTCAATGAAATCTTGGCGCTTGTGCGCAGGCACTTCCGAGATTTTCTTTGCACCTGCACATTGGAGTGCTTTCTTGACGTACTCGGTGGACTTGAAGTATTCCTTCGTCTCAGCTGCGACAAGTCTCAGCTCTTCGTCCGTGATGGTAGGTCTCACAGGCTCCGTTTTTTGGCTCTGTGGCGCTTCTTCCTTCTTCTGGGGTGTTTCCTTTACCTCTTGGCTTTCCGCTTTTTCCTGTGCCTTGGCGGCTTCCTCGAGGGCCTCTGCGTACTCTTCCGGAGTAGGTTCGTCCGTGTCGTGCTGGACTACTTTCTCGGTGAGTTCCGGTGTTGCGACCGCCGTCACCTTTATCTCTTTTGATAAGGCATCGGCGAGCTTCGTGAGAACCTCGCAGGCTCTCGGGTCAAGTGTTACTGTTACTTTGATTTCCATTTGTTTTTACCTCCGTTATTTTTATGTAACCAGCCTGCTGGAGCTGGTCTATTAAGAAGTCCCAGAAATCGTTGAGACTGTCTTTCTGATAAGTTGTAAGGTCTTTTCCCATGGCCTCTCCTTTGTCGTGATAGTGCCATTTGGCAACATAAACCAGCCAATAAATGCGAGCCTTCGCTCGCTACCTTCGCGCTTATTTTACGATTTTCAACAGGTATAGTGGTTCTACCTCGTAGTGGTCGGCTATCTGAGTAATTGTTTCAACGCTCATTGCGGTTTTTCCTCTTAGATAGTTACCTACCGTGGTTACGCTGCAGTTGAGAACCTTTGCAAGGTCAGTTTGCGTTTCGTCATTCTCCGCCATCAAACCTTTAATTTTTGCAATGTTAACTTGCATTTGTTTGTACCTCCATTTTTCGTATTTCGTTTTTATCCTCCGCCAGAAGTACACCATTGCCGCGCCGATGTTCTTCTTGCAGGGTTCTGGCTTATACAAGGCATTGTATATAGCCACGTTGCTCGCTCCGTTTAGTTTTAGGTCTACGGCTTTCTTTTCTCGCCGTGTAAGGGTGGGTATGAACTTTTCAAAGTCTGCGAGCCTCTGGTCTTCCTCTGGTGGGTCGTACTCTGGAGTGCTTAGCTGGCTTTCCATCTCCTCTGTTAGTTCTATCATGTTCTCTCGTTGCCTTACGATTTGTCGGATTTCGTGGTTTAGCGTATGTTCAGCTATACACCATATGTAGTTTTTAAGGGACCCTTTCGCTTCGTTGTACCTCGGTATTGCTTTCCAAACGCTCCATACTATCTCTTGAGTCAGGTCTTCCCAGTAGCTCTTGAAGGCTCCGTACTTTTCGTGCAGGATAACAGATGCGATTTCGTAGCTAAGGCTTATAATCTCTTCTTCTCGGCTCTCGCTCATTGCTTCCTGTCAGGACTGGTCGGTCAACAGTTTATACGCTGCATCCTTTATTCTTTGTCCTGCTTCGTGGTAGTTTAATTCCCACGGATAACTTGGTACCCCGAAGTGTCCGTGTGCGGCGGTGAGTTTGTAGGCTTTGTAGTTCTTAAGGTGTAAGGTTCTTTCGATTCCTTCCGGTGTCAGGTCGATTACTTTGCTTACGGCTTCCGCTATGTAGCGGTCAGGTATCTGGTGCCAAGTGTCGAAGGTGTCAACGGTTACCATGACCGGCTCCGCCTTGCCTATTGCGTATGCGATGCCGACTTCGGCTCTATCGGCAATTCCTGCGCTGATGATTGCCTTGGCTACCCATCTTGCCATGTAGGCTCCACTGCGGTCTGTCTTCGAGGGGTCTTTCCCTGAGAAGGCTCCGCCGCCGTGTCTCGCAAGTCCGCCGTAGCTGTCGACCATGAGCTTGCGCCCGGTCAGTCCTGTGTCGGCTTGATATCCGCCGATGACGAACCTTCCGGAGGGGTTTATGATGAGCTGTGCTGTCCGCCAGTGGCTTGGGTCGTACTTCATCAAGGTGCGGTCTACTATGCTCTTGACCTTTTTGGTGATGTCGTTCTGTGTCATTCCGCTTTGATGCTGAACGCTTACGACTACAGTCTCTACGTGGTGGTATGTATCGTCATCGTTGTAGGCTACCGTTACTTGGCTCTTGCCGTCTGGACCGAGTCCGAGTTCCGGGCCTTCTTCTATCAGTGTGTTGGTGATGCCGTGTGCGATTGCGCAGGCGAGAGGGATTTTCTCTTGCGTTTCTGTGGTTGCGTAGCCGTAAACGATGCCCTGATCACCGGCTCCCTGCTTCTTCTTGTCTGTCTTGGTTACTGCCTGCGATATGTCCGGGGACTGCATCACAATGTCCGACACGAAACTGTCGGGAACGCTTCCGCAGGCGGTCTTTACCGCTTCTTCGGCGAGTGCCTGATAGTTGAATTGAGCTTTGGTGGTTATCTCTCCGGCTACCATCATCGCTTCGTGGCTCAGCATTACTTCGCAGGCTACTCTGCTTTCGGGATCTTCCTTCAAGCAGGCATCGAGTATCGAGTCTGCTATGAAGTCGGCCGCTTTGTCCGGGTGACCTAACGTCACCGATTCTGCTGTTTGGTATTTCATCCTTGTTTCTCCTCAATTCTTTATTTGCTTGATAAGGTCTTCCGCCATTGTAAGGCTTTCGGTCTTCGTCTTATTGACGGCGCTCTGGGTTGCCACGATTTGAAGTTTCGGCATCACTCTTTCGAGTTCCACGTAGTCCTTCAAGTTTCGGATGGCTTCCGTTGCCTTTGCGATTTTCTCCGCTCCGCTCATTCCTTGCTACCTCCTTTTATAAATTCTTCCAGTTCGGTGTCATCGAAGAAGAACCGCACCGGTATTTTATTTTGCTTTGCTGCCGTCAGCTCGGCTCTCATGCCGGCGCTGATGTGTCCTCCGCACGCCCATACTTCCTTGCATTCCTTTAGTAGCTCTATGCCTATCTGCATCCCCAGCTCTCTTTCGTCTGGGCGGCTGTCTTTCAAAAATCTTGTAAAGTATAGGTGGGGTGCTATGGGTATGTATCCTGCTTTGCAGGCTATCTTGCAGTATCGTTTTGCCTTCCTTTCGTTCGCCTGTATGCCTTCCGGGGTATCTGCTCTGTAGGGCGAGCAAATGTAGACTTTAATCATCGGACTTCTCCTTGTTTGAGCGCTGGTGTGTCTTCGCTATAACTTTTCCCAGCGTTATGGCCACCTTAGTGATTTCTGGATACTTTGAACGTAGATGTCCTTGGTTTAGTCGTGCATTAACCGACTGATTTATCACCGTTAAATTTTCAAGGCTACAGTTCTGTTTGTTTCCGTCTAAGAAAACTATCATCTCGCCTTTTTTAGTTTTGCCGTGGGCCGCCTCCCAGACGATTTGGTGCTTCAGGCGCCATTTGTTTGGCTCGGCTACCTTTTCCTCTACGTAGCCGTAAACGTTTACTCTGGTGCTACCTATTGGCTTGTGGTTCCAGACCGGGTGTCCCTTTTGAAATCTTGTAGCCTTCGTCCGTTCTATTGCTGCGACCGACATGAAGTCGGTTTGCTTTTTGCCTTTGCTATGCGGTACGTGGCCTTTAGGGAACTGCCCCGAGTTTGGCACCCTCGTCTTTAATCCGCTTTTTGCACCGTATTTATACCGCAGCGCCGACATGGCTTTTATCGTCTTTTTTTTGTTAAAACGGGCATTGAATAAAGCGGTTAGTTCTTCAGTGTTTCTACCGGCGCCGTTGTCCTGTATAAAGGTTATTTCCTCCGCCGTCAGGTGTCCGTCAAGCTTCTTCAGTTTGTGGTTCGTTGCAAAGGCTTTGACTGTGCTTCGTGTTAAAGTTTCACCGTACCGGTTGTAGTAAATGTCTATAATCTCTTCGGTGCTTTTCGTGGGGTAAAGGCTGCACAGCAGGGCCTTTTGCTCTGGTGTGTAGCGGAGGCTCATTGTTCGTCCTCGCTGACACCCAGAAATTTAAGGGTTGCTTTTTCGGTTTGGCTTCCGTAGGTGATACCCAGATCGTCAAGTGTCTTGACCGCATCAAGCATCAAGTTTGCGTTGTCGATTATGGTGTGTCCTACGTCTGCGATTGCTTTCGCTCTTGCTATTTCCTTCGTGCCGTTATCTCCGGCCATGAGTTCGTCATCGTTGAGCCTCTCGAGTGCTTCAAATAGATGATTGTTTAGGTCTGATAATTTGTTAAGTGCCATTTTTACGCTCCTTTTTATGGTTTACTATGCCGTACTATCTCTTACTACTTCCGGCTGTTTTTCGGGTTCTTATACATCCACGATTCGCCGTGTTTTGCGAGCTTGCGTTCGGCTTTGATTAGAAGTACCATCAACGTTGTTATTGCTGCTATGGCTAAAACGCACCCCGCTATGTTAAGTATGTAAATCATTCACTTGCCTCCTTTAAGGCTTTAAGCAGTTCTGCGTTGGTGATGCATCCTGCCTTTGCCTTGAACTCTGCGAGCTGACCCACTGTCTTGATTCCGAGCCTCTCGCAATAATTGAATAGTGTCTTCAGCTGTTCAGTGTTCATTTTGATTCGCCCTCTATTTGTCTGACGTCTAACCAGTTTTTTACCCATCTGACAAGCCGTTTGTCAACCGAACCGAACACCAGCTCTTTTTCTTCGTTTCTCACAAGTCCTACGACCGCCACCGTTCCTACGCAGTAGTCTACGATTTTGCCGCTTTCGTTCGGTAGCACTATGTTAGGCTTGTAGCCGTCCTTGAGTTTTCCATCCTCGTCTACTATCAAAACGAGCGGAACGAAGCGGTCAAACGCATGCACCATCTGAACATACCCGCCGACTATCTCTTGCAAGTCGTTTAAGGCTTCGTTTTCGTCATCTCGTATGGTTTTCTCTTCCGGGAATTCCCCCGGGCGCTTGAATATGATTCTCATTATCGATCTCCTTATCTTTCTCTAAAAATCGGGGCGAGTATCTTTTCGGCTATGAAGTTATCGTTCTGATGCTCGTTGCAAAACTCCAGCATCGCTTCCTCGGTGTGGAACACGAACATCTGGGTCGTGTTGGTGTAAAGGGTTACCTCGTATTTCTTGATTTCGTATCCGATTATCGTTAGCATTCTTCATCCTCCTTAGTATCTTTTGAATTGCGGGACTGCTTCTACCTCTTGCATGGGGTATATTTGGTTTTCGTCGTAGGGGAATATGCGAGTGCATATTTCGATGGGCAAGAATTCGTCTGTTACGAGTGCGATTGCATGGTAGCCTTCTACTCTAATAACGATAAAATCGTCCTCTTGTTTTTGCCAGCCATCGGTCAAGTTTTTCTTTGCGTAATCAAGCGCTCTTTTCATTACCGCCTGCATTTTCTCGCTGCTGGTGTTGTATTCGTGTCCGTAGGTTTCGTAGTCAAAGGTCCAAGTCATTTTATTTTACCTCCTTGTTTAATGCTTTGATTTGCGCGATTGTGCCGTTGTCAAAAAGTTCAATCGTGTAGTTGAGTGCTTTGTTCATTCCCCAGCCGAGTGTATCGGTGTAGTACCGGAGAAGGGTGTTTACGGCCTCTTGGCTTACGCCCTCTTCTTCGGCTCTCATAAGCAAGCAGCAGTATCCGGCTTCTTCGTGAAGGTTGTTTGGTTTCATCTTGATTCGCTCCTTTGTTGTTGCCATTTGGCATTGTTTAGTGATATTATAAGCCTTGTGTTGCCATTTGTCAACACATTTTTTGAGATTTTCTCCACTTTTTTTGGTTTTTCCTCAAAAAATATTGAAAAAATGTTGCCAATCGGCTATAATTAGGGTATCCTTATAAATTTTTTTGGAGGTATTTATGCATAGAATTAAAGAATTACGGGAAGGCCGGGGCCTTACTATTCGTGGGTTGGCTCAGTCGGCCCATATCACACCGTCCACGCTCTCAAGGGCGGAAGCCGGGGACAGAAAAGTCAGCGTAGAACTGTTGACCCGCTTATCAGACTTCTTCGGGGTGTCGGTTGACTACTTACTTGGCGCTTCGCCGGACGAGATGTATAAGAAGCTCGTCAAAGCCTTGAAGGACTTTTATAAAGACACCGTATCTGCGGATGGCAGCGTGGTTCGTTCCTTATCCGCAGAAGTTAAGGAACCGTTGCGCTCGAAGCTGGAGCTGCTCTTCCTTATCGACTCTATCTCTTCGCCGGAGTCTCTCCGTCTCCTGCTGGATCTGGCTCGCCTGCGCTCGGCTCATGACGATTTCGGAGGTGCGGAATAATGAAAGGCTCGAAGTTTCTTTTCTGGCTGGCGGTCGGCTGTTCGGTGGTTACCGTCATTTTCCTGTTCATTGACATGTCTATCTTCCTTGCCGGTCTTCTCGTCTCTGCGGCTGAGTGGGCGGTGGTCTACTTCTGCTGCTATCTTCCTGCAAAGGCGAAGGCTCGGCAGTATGAAATTGAAAAGCAAATCCGGAACGACCGCATCCTGAATGATGACGTGGAAGAACTGGACGAAACGGAGGACGAAGAATGAGAGTCGTGGCTTACTGTCGTTATTCCTCCGAGGCTCAAAGGGACGGCTACTCTATCGAGGCTCAAACTAAGGCTATAACCGAGTGGTGCGAAAGGCAGGGACACACCATTCTCCACTTTTATATCGATGAAGCGGAAAGCGCCACAAGTGATGACCGTACCGAGTTCCAGCGTATGGTCAAGGATGCGGCTTCCGGTTCTTTCGAGGCGGTTATCGTTCACAAGCTGGATCGTTTCGCACGTAACCGCTACGACTCGGCTATCTACAAGCACAAACTGAAGCAGAACGGTGTTCGTGTCATCTCGATGCTGGAACCGCTGGACGATTCCCCGGAGTCGGTGATCATGGAGTCCGTCCTTGAAGGTATGGCGGAGTATTTCTCAAAAAATTTAGCGAGGGAAACTCGCAAGGGTAAAAGGGAAGCCGCCGGGAAGGCTCAATTCGTAGGTGGCAAGCCTCCGCTCGGTTACGGTGTGGACGATAAGCACCGCTTTTTCATAATTCCTGAAGAAGCAGAAATCGTGAAGGAAATTTTCAAACGCTACGCTTCTGGGGAAGGTTCGGCGAGCATTGCTCGTGATTTGACCTCTCGTGGTATTCGTGGTCGCAAAGGCTCACCGCTCACCTGCACGTCAATGCGTTTTATTATCAGCAATCCGCTTTACTACGGCCACTATGTTTGGTTCAAAAACACCCCAGCGCAGGAGCCTATCGTGGTTGACGGTGTGGTGCCTGCCATTATCTCGCAGTCTCTCTTTGATGCTGCGAACGCTCGCATTGAGAAGCGTGGGCCGCAGCGAAGGTATGAAGATTTTATCTTGACCGGCTATCTTTTCCCTGCATTTGGCTCCGGGCATTACGTGGGCTCTTCTTCGTTCACTAACTATAAACTAAAAGACGGAACGGTGAAACGCTCCGCCTCCGAGGTGTATATCATTCGTGGGCCTATCAAGGACTGCCCTCGGTCAATGAAGAAAAGCAAGACCGAGGACTTTATCGTGGGTTCGGTCGAGGCTGTCCTGTTCTCCGGCGCCACCCTTGACTGGGTGATTTCGGAGCTGAAGGCTCGGCTCGAAGCTCGAGCGAAAGAAACGGCGCCGGTTGATGCCCTGAACACTCGCCTGCGTAAACTCCAAGAGCAGAAGAACAAGCTACTTGACCTGTACCTTTCCGGTTCGGTCGACAAGGCTGTTTATTCGGTGAAATTCGGCGAATTAGGAAAGGCTGAAGAACTTGTCAAGGCTGAACTCAAACGTGCCACAGCGGCCGTTCCTCGCATCCAAGACGTGGAAGAATTGAAGAGCGCCTTGCTTTCTTTCGTTCACTCTGCAGCCGCCGATTCTCTCGAATATAAAAAACGGTTACTCTCCACTTTCGTAGAAAAAGTAACCGTTTCAAATACTGAAATTGTTATTTACTTTAAGTTCCCCATTCCGGGGAATGGGGACACGTTCAAGTGCGACCTTAGAAACTTTGCGGATAAGGTGCAGAATGTCTTAA